TGTAGCCTCTTCGGCCTATCGTGAAAAAACCGAATATCAAGCGCAACGGGACCATCGACCGGCCTTAAAGGTGCGCCCTGGCGCAAGTAAATAGCGCAGGATTGCTCGTAGCGCTTCGTCTTGGGGTCTTGGTAGGTTCTAACCTTTCCGCTCATTACAGCGGCTCTAACGCGCCTCTTCGGTTGTGGCGGGATTGGTATCGTTATCGATGCGCTGAAGTTCAATTGCCGATCTCCATGTGTTCGAGGATCCCCGAGATATCAACGCCTGCCGACAATGCGCGAGAAGGATCCCATTGCCCGTTGATCTTTGCTTTGGCGCTGTTGCTCTTGAACGCTGCGCGGAATGATGCGCGCTGGCTTGCTAGCTCGCGCTCAGTGCCCCGACAAAGAGACTTCCAGCCACCCGCAGCCCTGACGCCTGAAGCGATGGCCCTGGAGCGGATCGGATCCATGTCGTATTCGAGATCTGTTGGCGGGCTATACGAGCCCCGAGCGGCCACAAGATCGAGCACCTCCCCAAATACCTCGTCCGCGTCTTCGAGGGAGTCAAGCCGCTTTTTATTCTCCACCCGTGGAACGCTCGAGACAATAACCGCGATGGGCGGCCATGCCGAGGTCAGCCGGGTTAGTATCACCTTGTGGATCGCCGTCTCAATCTCTTCATCTGTGAAGGGCTCAAGGTACGCTTCCCAATGTTTGCCAATGCGTTGAGCGGTCGTCCCTTCTGGTATTCTGTGGCCATTGTCGAGTAGCGCCTGAAGTCCGTTTTTTAGTGCTTTATGTGTTGCCAAGGTTGCCCCCTTTGGTCTGTTGTAACGTCTATTATGGTTGGTTCATCTGGGAAAAAGTCTGCCGAGGTGATCGGTTTGTTTGCTTCGTTGTCGGTTTGTTCAAGCTCTAGCGCCTTGGATATATTTTCATCTCTGGTTAGGAATTCCAAATCAGCGCGCCATCTTCGGTCGTTGTCGCCTCGCCAATGACGGTTGAGGCAGCATAAAGAGAAATAGTCCGTAGGTGTAATGCCTGTGCCAGCTAGCTCTTTGAGCAGGCGATCAATGCCGGTCTTGCGGTTTTTGCCGATGCGTTTACATAGCTTGAAGCCGGGAAGGTGGTCAGCCCTGCTCTCGTTTTCTGTGATGCTATTATAAGCCGCTTGCACGCTTAGATAGGCGTTTTTAGGCTTCTCAGCCACTAAACCCACCTTGTTGTTGTTATGTGTTAATTTGTTAATTGTTTTGTTAATTACTGTTGAATTAAAATGTTTGTTAATTGTGTTAACGGGCGCGCGCGAGGATTCCGGGTTTTCGGGTTTCTTGTTTATTGGCTCGCTTTTCTTATTTTTGCGCTTATTTCCGGCGCTCGCGATCTTCTCTTCGAGAGCGTCCGCTAAGAAAGCCTGCACGCTTGATCCCTGCCTTATGGCCTCCAGCTTGAAAGCGCCCCAGAGATCCGCGTCAACCCGCGCTGCTATCGTCTTCTTCATCGTCTGTTTTTGCCTTTGTTAGTTTGCTAGTTTGTTAACATGTTAATTTTGTTAGTTTGTTAACATGTTAATTTTGTTAGTTTGTTAACATGATAGCTAAAATAAGCCTTTAAATATTGTCACCGTCAACCCCCGCCCCACATGCGAAGACGTTCGGCCAACGCTAAAACGCGATCAGCGTAACGAAACGCGCGCGGGCCTGGCCTTTTTCCTGCGTTATACATAGCGAGGCCCAACCGAAGATCGCGGGCTTTCCTGGTGTAATGCGTGAAGGCGCGGATCCCCGCGTCAATGGGATCGCCCGGCCAGAAGCGCGGGATGGCCTGGAGCGCGCCCACAGCCCCACAATGTGAAACCGCACCGGGATCAAACCTACTCTCATAATAACCTACTGCAATCAGCACAGCGGGATCTAACCCCTGAGCCTCTGCCCTGGTGCCTATATCGGCACAAACCGCGAAGGCTTGATCGTAACCCCCGCGAACAGGGAGAAGCATCACCAGGGAGCATAATAGAGCGCTCATCGTTTCTTTGCCCTCCATCGCGCAGCGCGGCCCTGCCTGATATCATAATGGACGAAGCGCCCAGGGTAGAGGCCAACCCCGCCTTGGGCGATCTTCCCGTCCCTGATTAGCTTCAAGATCACAGCGTGCAAATCCTCCGAAGTCATCCCGCGCACTTTCAGGTCAGCCGCTTTCGCGAGGAGGTGTTGAGACTTTGGGACGCCGGAATTATTCGCCGGGAGTCTGAAGCCTGAGTGAATGCGGATCGGCTTTCCGATCTCGTCTCGTATGCGTTGCACGTTATGAGCGAGCGCGCGCACGTTATCCATCAAGTGAGAAGGCACCGTGCCCCCCGTTTGAAACTCTTCAAGGGTAAAATTATCTGTCAACTTCATTCAAACCACCTCCAACCGGTTGGTTTTGTTCTTACGATGCCCCAAGATCCGCGCTCCTCAACCCAATCGATCTCGGAGACGGCCACAAACTCGAAGACCTCTTGACCGTTTACGCGATAGAAAAAGCCTGTTTTCACTGCGCGCAATGTGGGATGCCAGTCGCCTTGTGCCGAATATAAAAATCGCGCCTCTGGCCACGTTAGGCCGTTGTTTTTAGGTTCAAGTATTACCATGTCAGCCCCCCTTAGAATGGCACGTCATCTTCAGTGAATGGATCTTCTGGAATCATCTCGATTAGCGCCGCGTTGTTTTGCGCGATCACGTCTCCAAGATTAGCATCAGGCTCCGCCGCTGGGGGCTCTTCTGTGATCTCGAATTTCTTTTTCTTAGGCGCGCGTTTCTTCCTGATCTTCTTCTTCACGTCGTCAACGGTGTTGACCGGGTTAGCCGTCAACGCCTCGGGCTCTTCAATCCTGAGAAGCTCAGAAGGTGACCGCCCGACCTCACCAGCGATCTCCAGGTCTAAGGCGTCATCAAGCTCAAGCGAGCGCGGCAACATCGAGCACAGGCGACGAACTGCAGACTTGCGAGCCATCGCCGCGAAGTGGTTGCGCCATGAGTCTGACCGGCTATCCTTCGCGATCTTGTCGATGTCCTCGCGGGTCATAACCTCGAACTGAGGATCGGCGCTTTCAAAGTACGCGATGGCGTAAGCGCAAATCAGCTCCCCGCGCGGCCCGTCAATCTTTGGCTTGTGAATAAGGTTTGGGGTTAGCCCTTCGTCCCAGTCAAAGGCATCGTTTTTGAATACCACGTTTGCCTTGATCGTCTTCGCCGTTCCTGACCTTATGGCGATTGATATAAGCCCGCGCCAGCCTGGCACAAAGGTACACTTACGCCCGTATGGGACAAGATAGCCATGACCGTGCAACCCCGAGCAATCCAGCCCCATCCGCGCCGCTTGTAGCACGGCCTCGTATATAGACTCCTTCGAGCATTTAGCCAGCGCCGCGTTTTGGTGGATGGCGATTGAGGTCGCCTGGATCATCTGGCGCGCGGTTAGCCGCTTCGCCATCGCTGCAATTGCCGTCTGTTTGCCTTGTAGGTATTTCACAATTTCACTCATTGTCTGCCCCTTTGAATTTAGCTAAGAACGGGCGTTGCGCCGCGTTAAGTTTAGTGTATTGATCAATCAGCTCGAGAGCTGGGTTTATGGCTTTGATCAGCCCCTTATAGTCGGTGCGCCTTGATTGCTTTCGCGCCTTCCAGGTAATCGAAAACCAATCCGCCTCGATTCCTGACGCATCTCCAATGATACACTTGATCGCCGTCTTCACTTCGTCGCGCTGGGTTTCTAGCTCTTTGATCTGCGAATCAATAACTTGATATTGCCTAATCAGTTTTTGCTGGTCCTCGTTAGCTTCGAGCATATAGCCTTCATCTTTGGGCCATAGGCGGACAAGGTTTGAAGAGTCGCGAGACACGGGATCGGGCGGGCTGTTGCCCTTGATCGAATCGTGCCAAAACTCGCGCGCCGCTTCCACGAGCTGATCTTCTATCTCTTGATCGTGGTGGATTCGATAATGGCGAAACTCCTGCCCGGTTATGAGCACGCAAAGATCCCAATGCTGGATCGGGTCGAATCCCTGGAGCTTGCACATAGCGCGCGTGATCCACATGTACCATACGCACTGGAGGAGGTGCTCTTGTGGATATTTGTTTGATTCAGTTTCGCCCCATCTGTGCTCACTTCTAATGCCGGTTGTTTTGACCTCGAGACCCCAGAACCAGCGGCCCTCTTTCTGGTCGAATAGGATCCGGTCTGGGCTGCCATACGCCCAAGGGTGATCAGGATGGCGGATTGTGCCGGGGGTGTACATCTTCAGCCCGCGCGCGTCTGAGGCTAGCCCCCTGCGCTCATAATAGAGATCCGCCACAATAGGCTCGAGCTTGTTCCCCATCATAACCGCGTCATTCATCTTAAACGGCGCTCCTTCGCCGTGCTTATTCAGGTAGACGTCTAGCGCGGTCTTGTACGGGTGAAGCCCCATGATAGCAGCCGCGTCGGTTCCGCCCAGTCCTGACGCCCTGTCGAAGGTGTCGAAGTCGAATATGTGATCGTCAAGGTTCATTGGTTGCCCTTTTTTTTGTTCTGATTGTGAGTGCTGCTCGTTAGTTCATGTTTTGATAACTGTTCAGCAAATGCAGCCATCCCATTTTAGTGCGGGGAGTTTCGTATGGATAAAAACAAGGCTCTTCTTCAGGACACTCCATTTTTGCCCTTTTCATCTCCTTCAAAGCCCCTTTCTTAGTAGCTGTCCAGTGTGCTACATAGGAATCTCCATCATAACTTATCACTAAATAAATCACTGTTGTCCCCCATCCACTTGCGTCTCGCTATGCCCTAAGAGCCGGTCAATCTCGCGCCTGGTTATCCGCCAGTGTCCGCCGATTTTCACGCCTTTGATCTCGCCGCTGTAAAGGTGGCTTTTTATCGTGCGCGTCCCCATGCTCAGGATCTCGGCTACCTGCGCGACGGTGTACGCCTCGGGCTGTTTTTCTGTGGTCTTCAATTTCTGCCTCCTAATGTAGGCTGGTAGTTCTGGGATTGTTGGTAGGTTCATGGGTTGCCCTCCGTCATTTGTTGGTTTGTTGTTTATTGTGCGGGCGCAACCCGCGCGCTTGGAAAACACCTGATAAAAACAGGATGCGCCCGCACGTCTTATAGATCGCTATGCGAACAAATCATCTTGCATATCTTCAGACTCTGCCTCTGCAAGGTTTCTGCACGCTTGATCGTAATATTCACGCTTCAACTCGAAGCCCACAAACTGGCGGCCCTCTTCAAGCGCAACATAACCCTCAGACCCTATCCCTGCGAATGGAGATAGAACCAGATCGCCGGGGTTGCTCCAGAGTTTTAGGGCTCTCCGTATAACCTGGAGTTGTAGCGGGCATATGTGGCGCTCGTCCTTTTCACTTCTGGCAGACCTGAATTGTAGAGTGTTGCTTGGGTTTATGTCATCCCATACAGGCGAGGCGTACCGCTGCCAAAGCCCTACTGGGAATGTCTCGTTTGTGTGCTCAACTCGCTCGGGGTTGTCTCCTGGCTTTCTCATTGTGACGAGGTAATCAGCGAGCCCCTGGCGATTCATGCAAGAGTCTTTTTTTATCTGTTTGTGGAGTAAGCCGAGCGCCTTTGTTCTTTGCATTTGAGTTACGGGATCTTTCCAGATGCAAACCTCAGAATGATATATCCACCCAGCCTCCATGAACTCGCGAATGAGATCCCCTCGAAAATCGGATAGACCTATTACACCGTCCTTCGCCTTCGACGTGGGTATGTTCATGCAGTGAAAAGACAACAGGCGGCCAGGCATTGTAACTCGAAGCAACTCCGAAACCAGAAACCCAAACTGCTCGAAGAATTCCGCGTGATTTCTGCAATTCCCCATGTCTCTGGTGCTCGCTGAGTAGGTGTATAGCGATGAGAATGGAGGAGAGAAGACGGTATAATGAACAGAATCATCATCCATCTTTGATACGCCCTCAACGCAATCTCCGTTATACATCGCCCAATTTTGTCCGATCTCTCTATCTTCCATGTAAGTTTCCTTTGTTCTTGATAGTCCGCCCCAATCATCCATGGAGCACATATATTCAACCATTGATGACGCCATGATCTCCGCGTCTCTTTCCTTTCTGCGAATGCTCGCCAATACAGGTAACTCTTGTTCAGAAAGCGCAATATGCACATTTACCGATCTATCCTGCCCGAAGCGCCAACACCTGCGAACGGCCTGATAGAATCTCTCATATGAATGAGTGAGCCCAGCAAATGCCATGTTGTGGCAGTTCTGCCAGTTCATTCCAAATCCGGCGATCTGTGGCTTCGTAACTAGAACGCGGATCTCTCCACGTGAAAACGCCATCATCCTCTCTGCCTTCACGTCGTCCTTATCGCTCCCGCTCACCTGTACTGCGCCATGGATGAACGTGGATAGCGCGTCGCCCTCGGCATTCAGATCGCACCAAACCAGCCATTGTTCATCGCTGTCATTTACAAGGTCAGATATTATCTGAGCGCGGCTCTCAAGGCTGGCTTTTCTCGCCGCTCGGAGATCCGTCAAGGATAGGGCTGTCGGGAAAAGCACGCCATCCTGTTCAAAAGAGCTCTCCGCGATATGCTCGATGATATTACATTCTGGCAAGTCGAAGCCTTGCGCAGGAAATCCAAGATCGGCTGGCGTCTTTATCGCGACCCCCCACGTTGATACCCATTTCCAGAAGTCATCCTCGGCATGTCCCTTTAGCCTCCATTTTGAAGTCTCGCCGCCATCGTGAACAAAGAATGTTGCGAGCATTTCCGCGCGGCTCATCGCTCCAAGAAACTCCGCATGGTTTCCAAGCTCCATGTGATCGTTTGGGGCTGGGGTTGCGGTACATGCAAGCCGAAAAGGAAGCGCCAAAGACGCCTCTATTATCGCTGTTCTGGTCTTTCCGTCGTAACTCTTCAGAATGCTGCTCTCGTCCAATACGATCCCGCTATATTCTGAAAGGTCGAATTTGTGAAGCTGTTGGTAATTCGTAATCGTAATCGGCGCCGCCTTCTTACCGTCCCGACTAACGGCTGCGCTTATTCCAAACCGCCGAGCCTCCGATGCTGTCTGCTGCGCAACTGCTAACGGTGTCAGGATTAGGACGTCTCCAGGCACATGTCGCGCCCATTCTAGTTGCATGAATGTTTTGCCGAGTCCGCAGTCCGCAAATATAGCGGCGCGGCCCTTAGATAGTGCCCAGTCTACAATCCTCTTCTGGAAATCGAATAGCTCAGAAG